ATCAGCCTTTACTTTTAGATGACCACGTTGTATTTGTTAATAACTCATATCAAACTCCAGTCACAGATTATGCTGAGCAAGTCTATTCAGATACTACTACAAAATATAAATTAACATTTACAAGTGCATTATCAAATGGTGATGTTGTAAGAACATATGCAAAAGGTTTATTCACTACAGCGAATGGATTCTTATCAGATAAAAAATTCTTACAAGATTCATTTTACTATCAGCAGTTCTCATATGTTCTAAAGACTGGTAAGAATATTGCTGATTGGAAAAATTCATTTACAAGACTAGTACATCCAGCTGGATTTAAGTTCTTTGGTGAGATTGTTATATTAATTCAGTTACTCGATCAAGGAAATACAGCAGCACAGATTGGTAATCAATTACCTGTTGGTGAAATTGCATACAACATTGGTGCATTCCAAGTTGGACCAGTACAATTTAATAGTCACATATTAGAAAAAACATATACTCATTTTGCTAATGGAAGTTCAGAGCTAAGTAAGATAGGTATGCAGAACCATTGGGATAATATGAAGTTTAGATATTTAGGTCCAAACTCAGATTTAGCCCATTGGACACTACAAGATAGTATAAATAACAATATAAGTACACAATTCGGTATGGGTGCCGCTAGCGCACTCGTTATAACATAAAAGAGGAAATAAAATGGCAGCAATAATCACAAGTAAATTCAGACTGGATTCAACGAATAAGTTCGTAGAAAGTCTAAGTGATAATCAATTCTACATGGCCCTGGGACGGCCGAACGCATGGCCGGACGATTCAGTTCCGACAACGCCATACGAAAATGACTACACGTCACACACTTTGTGGGAAAATCTATTCGCCGCAAAGAGAGTTGATGCTGCAGATATCGTTCATTGTTCCCCAAGAAACCTATGGGTTTCAGGTACTACATATGTAGAATATGACGATCAAGATACAAACATAGAGAGCAAAGTATATTTTGTTATTTCAGCAAATAATAATGTATACATGTGCTTGAAAGCAGGAGCAGGAGCTTCTACAACTAACCCAGATAATACCGGTGTTCAAACATCGGGTGTTATTAATCATAGTGGATCAGATGGTTATATATGGAAATACATGTATACAGTCCCAACAGCTGATGTAACTAAATTCTTAACAACATCATTTATACCAGTAAGATGCATTAAGGAAGTACCTCCAGGTGGTTCTGATAGTGCACTAACAAATCAATGGAGTGTACAATCAAACGCTGTTGATGGTGCAATCTATAATATGAAGATTACAACAGCAGGAACTGGATACACATCAGCTCCTACAATAACAATTGCAGGTGATGGTGCAAGTGCTACAGCTACGGCTACAGTATCAGGTGGTGCAATCACTGGTATTACAATGACTAACGTTGGTACAGGATACAGACACGCAGTTGTTACAATCTCTGGTGGCGGTGGTTCAGGTGGTGCAATTAGACCAGTTATCGGTCCAGTTGGTGGATATGGTAAAGATCCTACTAATGATCTTCGCTCACACTATGTAACTATTAATACTGTATTTACTGGTGATGAATCAGGTGCAATTCCAGATAGTAATGACTTTAGACAAATAGCAGTTCTTAAGAATCCTATTGAGAAAGCAAATGAGAGTGCAACGATCACAGCTACTAACTCAATGGTTGTAGGTAACTTCTATAAGATCTTAACAATGGGTAATACTACAGATGCTAACTTTGCTACTGCAGGATCTACATCTGGTAATCCAGTTGTTGGTGAAATCTTTAAAGCTCTTGTTACAACAATATCTGGTTCAAGTACCGGTACTATTGCACAAGTTGCTGAAGCAGCGGCATACAATACATGTAAGAGTGTTACAATCCCAAGTGGATTAGCATCTACATATGTTGCCGACTTTGCATTTGAAGGTCATACTTCAGGTACTGTTGGTGCTAAAGGTATCGTTGTAGAATACAATAACACAAGTGGTGTATTACATTATATACAAAACGAAACTACTGGGTTCGGTACATTTACTACTTCACATTTGACTCGTGCAACTGGTTCATCAGGTGCTGGTAATCAAATCTCGGCAGTAGCTGCACCTCTCATTAATCATCATTCAGGTGATGTTATGTTTGTAGAAAATAGATCAGCCACAACAAGATCAGCAGGACAAGTAGAAACAATAAGATTAATAATCGCATTTTAAATAGGATAGAAACATGGCAATTTCATTTAACGTAGAACCATATTATGACGACTTTGAATCGGTCGCATCGGGTAACACACTAAGCCCGAAAGAACAATATCAAAGAATATTGTTTCGTCCAGGTAAGGCTGTACAAGCAAGAGAATTAACTCAGCTTCAAACACAACTTCAAAATCAAATATCATCTGCGGGTGATAATGTATTTAAAGATGGTTCAGTTGTTATTCCTGGTGCAGTACATCTACATAATGAAATTGACTATATCAAACTAGATTCTGTTAACTCTGCATGTGACACGGTTGCTGAGTTAGTTGGTACTGAATTTACTGATGGTACTAATAAAGCAAAAGTTATTCATGCTGTACTCGCTGCAGGTTCTGATCCTATTACTCTATTTGTACAATATACTTCAGGTGTAGTATTTGCTGACAATGCAACAATAACAGCAAGTGGCGGTAAGTCAGCTGAAGTAAAAGCTTCTAGTGCTACAGGATTTGGTTCTATTGTGGGCATCGAAGATGGTGTTTATTATATTAAGAAACACTTTGTAACAGTTAAAGCAAGCACAATTATATTAGCCAAATATACTAAGAACGTATCGTTTGATATTGGCTTATTAGTTACCGAAGCTCTTGTTAGTTCAGGTGAAGATTCATCATTAAATGATAATGCTACTGGTACTCCTAATGAGTCAGCTCCAGGTGCACATCGTTATTCTATTACAGCAGCACTATCTTCTCAAGCAGTAAACGCTGCGACTGGTAACTTTGTTCTTATTGCTCGATTAGAGTCTGGTGTTATTACAAAAAATGCACGATCTTCTGATTATAATACTTTAGGTGATGAGTTAGCTCGTAGAACATTCGATGAATCTGGTAACTACTATGTTAATCCTTTTCCAGCGCTTGTTAAAACACATCAAGCAGATAGTCCTGATGCTACAAAATTAACTCTTGCAGTAGGTCCATCAAAAGCCTATGTAAGAGGTTATGAAATAACAAAATTAGGAACTACTAATGTAGCTTTTGATAAAGCAAGAACATCAGAATTAGTTACAGATAAACTAACAGAGATAACACACGATAACTTTATTGAAGTCACAGCGATGACTGGGTGTCCTGATACTACCACATTTGGTAAGATTGCTATTGAGAATGGAAGCGGTACTCAAATTGGTACATGTCGACCTCGTTCGATTGAACGTGTAAGTGGTAATGGTGCATCTTCAGGTTCAAGATATAGAGTACATGTATTTGATGTTCAACTTGACTTAGCTAAGTTTCCTACTGGTATGGCAGTTGCAGCAACATTAGATGACTTAGAAGGTACAGCTGCAGGTTCAACTTTTGCTGCAACTGTAGCAAGTCATAATATTGGTCCAGATAGTTTAGTATATGACTTACCTTATGAAAGAATAAAGACATGTAATAGCCAAACAGATGGCTCAACAGATTTTAACTATAGATATGAAACTAATCGTATCATAGGTTCAGCTACCGTATCAGGTTCTGGTACTGCTACATTTACTGCTGTAGCTGCTGGCGAACAATTTGGTTCTAAAGCACTTAATACAAATTGGATTCTAATTAATGATACTGATGCAACTGTTGGTGGTGAAGAAGTAGTTGCTGCTGATATTACAATTAATAACGCGGCATCACCTCCAAGTGTTGTGATTGCTAACTTACCTTCATCAGCTAATGGTGACACGGTAAGACTAATTGCTCCAGTTGTACGTACGTTAAATCAAAAGACTAAAACATTATCTTCAAATGCATCTACTGCATTAAATGCAGGAACTGATTTTAGTGAAATATTATCAGCAAATGCTCTTGGCCATGCCGATATATATGAATTAGTATCTGTTGTTGAGACTTCAGGTTCTGCTGATGTTACTTCTAACTTTAATTTAGATAACGGCCAAAGAGAGACTCATTATGATCTTGGACATATTACATTAAAACCTGATTCAAACTATACTGCGGCTGTAGCACTTACTGTTACATATAAGTATTTCTCGCATTCAGCTGGAGATTTCTTTACTGTTGATTCATATACTGGTCAGGTTGATTACGAAGATATTCCTAAGTTTGAAAATCAAGAATTAAGAAGTGCGGTCGACTTTAGACCACGTGTTTCAAATGCTGGTGGTAACTATACAGGAACAGGTGCACAAACTGCATTCGCTCCTACAAGATTCTCACAATTCGAAACTGATCTTCAATTCTATTTACCAAGAATGGATAAAATCTTTTTAGATTCTTCAGGTGTATTTGGTGTTGCAGCTGGTGTTCCTGATAGAGATCCAGTAGCTCCTGATATTCCAAGTGATTCTATGCATTTATTTACATTAAGTGTTCCTCCATATACAATAAGTACTGGTGAAGTTGGTATCGACTTTGTTGACCAGCGTAGATACACTATGCGTGATATAGGTAAACTTGAGAATAGACTAAATCAAGTTGAATACTATACTGCTTTGAATTTCTTAGAGACCGAAGCACAGAATAAACAAATATTAGATGGATCAAATGCACCACGAGTAAAAGCAGGTTATCTTGTTGATGGTTTTGCAAATACAAGAATGTCTAACTCTTCATCTCCTGAATACAGAGCTTCTGTAGATATACCTCATCGCTGCTTAAGACCTGGATTTGCTCAAGGTAATGCTGAATTAGCACATCATGCAACATCAACTACAGTTAAAACTGGTGATTTAGTTACATTACCATATACTCATTCTGCAGTTATATCACAAACACAGTATTCAGGAAATGTTAATGTTAACCCTTATAATGTCTTTAACTGGACTGGTTCAATGGTGTTATCACCTTCTTCTGATCAATGGTTAGATATTGAACGTAGACCAGAAGTTGTTATTAATAACGATGGTGAATTCGATGCTATGGTAGCAGCGCTTCAACCTCAACTTGGTACTGTATGGGGTTCATGGACAACTCATTGGAGTGGCGGTAAATCAAGTCATGAATCGGTTTACACTCCTGGTAGAGAAGTCTTTGTAGCAGGAATGAATTCATATCGTACTAGAGGTAGTTGGTCTTTCACTGAAACTCGTTCACCTCGTGTCAAGAGCGGTAAGTCAAGATCAGGTGTTCAATCAACTATTGCAGTTGAAACATCGAGAGTTAATCAAGGTGATAGAGTAGTAGAAGTTAATTTTGTTCCATATATGAGATCAAGACTTGTACACTTTAGTGCTACTCGTATGAAGCCAAGCACTACTGTTTATGCATTCTTTGACGGAACAGCAGTAGCAAACTTTGTTAATGAAGCTCAA